CCAACTGATATTGCATCTACATTTGCTGCACCATGATTAGATTGTTTTTTAATCATAATGTTAGTTGGTGTAACAGCATTATTATCTCCACCACCAGATACAACAAATTCACCACCTGCAGTACCTATAATTAAAGTTCTGGCTGATGACATAAATCTAATTGAGTTTACTTGATTTGATGCAATAGTATAAACCACAGCATCATCATCTGCTACAGTACCACCAATGTTTGCATCCATGTTTTCATAATCACCAGACTTAGAAAAATAAACTGTTTGAGGATTATTAATTGTACCAGCAAAAACTAATCTTTGTTCAAAGAAAGATACACAAGATGGAAAACCTGTTGTTGTAGAAAATGCTCCTAATGACCAATCAGTTGATGCATTAGTATTTGCAAAGTTTGTTGATGTAGTTGCTGTTACAGTAGTTGCATTGGTAAAACCTGTAATAGCAGAATAGCCACCACCAATTCTAACTTGTCTACCAACATCTGTAGAAACAAAAACATTAGCTGAAGCAGTTATTGTTACTGATCCAGATGTACCACTTGCAGTTAAAGTTGTTGTACTTATATTTGTATCTAAGAATGGACCATTAGTAAAATTAACCACATCTAAACTCCATGATGTATGACCCGATCTTGATAATGTTCTAGTTTGATGTGATGGATGTGTGATGTACATAACATCTGCAGATTGAGCAAATTTTAAATCAAATATTTGTGCAGTAGTATAAGGTGTACTAATTTCATAAGGACTACCACTAGATTGTATTTGACCTTGGTTTCTATAAAATCTCATATAATTATTACCAAGTTCTAATATATAAGTTTGTTCAGTATTAAATTCAAAAGGTATAATTCTTGTGTTGTTAGCTGGAGTTTTTACTGATGCAACAAATTGAGTTCCGGGTCTACGAGCTGCTGCTCCATGAGGATAGATAACCATATTTTCTACAGTTGAACAACCTGCTGAATATTTTGCTAAATCATTTCTACCATCAAGTCTAGGTGATAATTCACCTGCTGTAAAATTGGTAAGTTGTGCAGCTACTCTAGCCATTATTAATATCTTGAGTTAATGAAAGTATCAGCACCAACAACATCTGTCATTCCATTATCTGGATTAACATTATAGCCTTCTGTTGAATCTACAAATCTAGCATCTCTTAATTTTTCTTGGTATGAAGCAATCATATTTTGTGAAGTAGTATTATTAGATGTAATTGCATAAGCAATGTCTGCACCTAATGCTGAAGATAAAGTTTCTCTTAACAGTTCATCATATTGAGCAGGATCAGTAACTCTTGAAATATATAAAATTTTCATAGTCTCACTATTAGATAAAATGTTTCTTCCTTCTACTTTATGATTAGAATCATATTCTAATATTCTAAGTAACCTTAAACAATCACCGGGTAAACTATATTGAAATTTAAAACCCCATGCTGGAGTTGTAGTTGATTGTGGTAATTCTAATCTTACTTGTAAACAGTTCCAAGGGTGTGATCTAAATACTGCATCTCTTACTTCTGAGTATCTAGTATTACAAAGTCTAGCGTTTTTTGAATCTTCGTTTAATGAAAGTATTGTTGTAGCTCCTAGTTGATTTAATGCTCCATTACATATTCCTACTACTGATGCCATATTACTTCCTTATTATATATTTACGTCTGATTTGTCTATTACTTTTTAACGCAAAAATTTCTTCTGTTGTCTTTTCTTGTTTAGTGTCAAAACCATAATGATTCTTACCATCATTTTGAAATCTGTCTACCAATACATACCTGTAAATGTAATTGTCTTTTTTAAGATGTAATACAGGTTTTAAATCTTTAATTTGTTTCATGCACTCTAAGGGGTTTCCACTCTCGCTTCCACCCCTTAAAATAAGTATTAATCTAAAACGTATGTCATCTGGACTTCAAGTTTTCCAGTTGCATTTGCTCCAGCAGTAGTTGCTGTGATTATTAAACCATCTGGTGCATCAACTAATGAGTTTTCACCCAAAGCTGAAGTAGCTGCAACATTAAAAGCACTAACACTTGTTGATGCTGCTGCTGCTTTATATTCATCCACATCTAATGCTACAGTAGTTCCTGCTGCATTAACGTATGCTGCATGACCTATTGATAGAGTTGTGCTTGAACCTAAAGCTACATGATTTACTCTTCCACCAATTATTCTAGCACCATCTGGTAGCTTGAACATATTGATAGTTTCTTGTGCGCCTGCAGCAGTAAAGTCTGCATAAGCGATTCTTACTCTACCATGAAGTTCAGTTGTACTGATCTTAGATGGTGAAGCCGCAACTGTTTTTGCGAATTGTACTGAATTAGCCATAATTATTTCTCCTATTTATTAGCTATTATTAGTTTGCAAGAACAGAAATAACTTTCGCTTCTTCCATTCTAGTTGCACCGATTGTTTGACAGTAATACACTTGAGTAGCGTAAGATTTATCTGATCTTTCATCTATTCTAGCAGTTACATCTTTGCCAATACCAAGCAATATACCATCTTCTGCGAAGGCAATACATTGAGTGTTTCCAGCTGCGTTATCAACAAGTCTATTAGACACATGAAATTTGAATCCCATAAATGAATCAATTTCACCTTGTACTAAAGCCTTAACTGTATTGAAGTCGCTTGAAGTAACTGTAGTGTTGTTTAACAAATCTTGAATCTCTGTTGGAGATACAATGATGTGTCTTTTGATTGAAGGATCAACATCACCAAGGTCTAGTTTAGCTTTTGCTAATGCTAGTTTAGCTATGTTCATAGTGTTAGCTCCACCAGTACCTACTGCAGTAATATTTCCTGCTGGTAATGCTACTGCTGTTCCACCAGATACACCAGTATTTGATGTTCCTAATGCACCTGCGATAATAACATCATCCATTGCTCTTCCCATTGCATATGCAGCGGCTTTTGCGTAAGATGAAGTTGGATCGATTAGCAATCTAACTTTGTCTTGTTGATCGATTAAATCAGCAAATTCATAATCTGCTAAACTACATCTTCTTCTAGAGTGAGGTGTATCGATTTGTGGTGTGTCAGAATGTCTGCTAGTTTTGATTTGAGCTGTTACTTTACCAATTTGGTCAAAGTAAGCATCCTTACCAACGATAGATTCTACTCTAACTGCATCTCTTAATAGAGATCCCATTTGTTGTGATAACATTTGTATATTGGCAGAATACTGCTCTACAAATGCTGTTGTTATTTGTGATGACATATTTGTCTCCTATTTATCATTATTGTTATTGTTATAAAAAACAGAATAGTTCTCCATCAATAATGATAGGCAATTCTTGGATTTAAAGTCTTTTAGACTACAGTTCTATTCTCTGTCATCAATAAGGTTCTTGCGAGTTATCTTATATTTAATTCCTTATAATATATTTTATTATATTACAAGGAATATAAATTATTAATCTTCTTTGGGTTGAGACATTTCTCTTAATGTATAAACCTGTTGAACCATTTTTTCGTGATCTGGGTGTTGACTATTCCAATAAGGTCCATCAGTATTATTAGTAATAGCTGATATTTCTGATTGTAAATCTTTCATTGAATTAACACTTTCACTTTCAGTTGAAACTAATTTATCTTCTGAAAGCATACCAGCAATTTTTGCAAAGCCTTTTATTATTTCTGGATGATCTCCAATTCTAGTACCATCTTGCATTTGTAAATCTAGTATTTCTGGATTCATATTTGCTTTTGCTAATGCACCAGCTTTTGCAACTTGATTATCAAAATCTTGACCCCACTCAGCTCTTAATTCTGTTTCTGCTTGAGCTTGTGCAGTTTCAGTATTAACAGTTGCTTGTTGTGCAGAGCTTTCCATATTATTTTTATAGAACTCTAATATACCTTGAGCCTGTGTATTGTTTAAACCAAGTTTATGAGATTGTTCGGCAAAGTTTTTAATTGCATTTTCATCCATAGCTACTGCTTCTGATTCAATATTCAAAGCATATTTGTCTGCAGATTCTGGTCTACCCAATTTTGAATAAACTTCATTCCATTGATCTTCAGTTGAATTTTTATTAGGTACAGCAACTTTGTCTTGACCAATCATTCTTGTAGCATTGATATAAGATTTAGCTAGAGCATCTATCTCTGTAAACTTTTCAATGTTAGGATCGTTTCTAAATTCTTCGCTTATAGAACTTTTCCAACTTGCCGGAGTATCTCCACTTGATATAGTTGTTGGTGTTGCAGTAGGTTGAGTTGTTTCTGTACTTGTTGTTTCTACAGGCACAGTTTCTTGTGTTATCTGTTCACTTGACATTATTTATCCTTTTGTTGTAGCATTGATTTAATAAATAGAATGACGCTACGTTGTCCCTCTAAGTATGCACTCTCGTGACTATCTCCTTTTACATTAGTAGTAGTATGATAATGGCATCTTTTTTCTATATCTGCCAAAACATTTTTACCTTCATCTGATGCAAAAATAAATTGATAATCTTTTTGTAGTTCTTTTAATTGTTTTTGTATTTCTCTTAGTTGTTTCTCTTGTTCCTTGTTTTCCATATTACTCCACTAAGGCTTTTGCTTCTTCCGGTAATGCTTTTGCTAATGGTGCGATTTGTCCCCCAGCTTGTGCAACCTGTTGCATCTGAGCCATTTGTTGTTGTTGTTCAGCTTGTGCTGCTTGTTGTTCTCTTTCAGCATTAACTTGCGATTGTAGTTTTAATAACTTCTGTGGCATCCCCACAATATCCGCAACGTGTTTAACTAACGCATCAAAGTTAATGTAATCAAATACAGGTGCGACATTTGCCAGACCTCCTAGTATTTCTAATGCTCTAGTTATTGATGAAAGTTCTGTAGATTTTTGTGCTTTAGCTAATGGAGAAACATATTCTATTTCTACATCTTGA